AATTCCTTACATATCCCCCATAGATAACAAGAGACACCGATACTTTCCCGATTTCCTCATTCAGACAGTGAAGGAGTGGGTACTTATTGAAGTCAAACCACAAATCCAGACCAAACCACCAAAGAAAATACTGATAGAAAAGGTGACACTCAAGAAGAAGAGAAGATATGTGAAAGCAGTTCAAACTTGGTTAGTCAATGAAGCCAAGTGGGAAGCTGCAAAGATAGTTTGTAAAACAAAGGGTTGGAAGTGGTCAATAATGACAGAGAAACAATTACAACCAGAAAAGTGAATAAATACTTATACTAACAAAAATATCAAGGATATCATTTAAAATGGCAGTAACATCATTATTATCAACATTAGCAAAGGCAGTAGCTGGAGGTGAAGTCAGAGGTAGAGCTAGACGTTCCGCCGAATGGTTTCGCGAAAAACTCAGGGGTCTCAGTGGTGAAGCAAAAAATAGGTTCTCTTCAACCAATCCAGATAAGTTTTATCGTGAATCACCAAACAAGGTAGCACCTTTGAGTCTTAAAAGAAGATCGGAATTGGGAGATTTGTTTTGTTATCACTACGAACCAAAATACAAAAAAACTCTACCTTACTATGATGCGTTTCCATTGATTATGTTGATTGGATCGGATAAAGATACATTTCTTGGTTGTAATTTTCACTATCTCAATCCTAGATTCCGTGCTATTTTATTAGACAAGTTGACAGCTAAAATTGGTGAAGGTGTGCCCAATTGGACTATATTATCAAAAATAAGAGAAATTGCTCCTACTATAAAACGATATCGGTTTGACCACATCGACAAAAAAGTTATTCAAATAGAAGAGGATGAAAAAGAAATGGCAATATTTTTACCACTAGAAAGATTTAGAAAAGCACAAAAATCATCAGTTTGGACTGACAGCAAAGGAAGGTTCTAAAATGGCATTTGGCGTAACAGATTTTACAGGAGTTATTTCTTCAAGAGGATTAGCTAATTCTAATAAGTTTGAGGTAGACATTTTTTTCCCCGATGGCCGTAGCATAAAAGAAATGAACCTAATGTGTGATACAGTGACAATTGCGGGAAAAAATATTCAATCGATAGTAGATTTACAATATGGAATTCGTAGAGAAGTAGCATATGGAGCTCCAACGTATGACCCTTTAACTTTAACCTTCTATTGCACTGAAAATTTAGCCGAAAAAAGATTATTAGATAATTGGCAACAGAAAATGGTAAAAACTTCTGCTATATCTGGAAATAATAATGGTGGAAATTTTGATGTTGGATATTATGACGATTATGCAAAAAATACAAAAATTATAGTTACAAAATTAAGTGTAACTGGTGAAACAATGTATAAACATGAATATAGAGAAGCTTACCCAAAAACAATAGCAGCTATCGATTTGAGTCATGGAGTATCAGCAGGTCCGATGAAATTATCAGCTACATTTAACTATATCTATTGGAAAGACGTAACATCACCTTAATTATTAACTGTCATGAAAGGAACTTATTATGGCGCTACCTAAACTGAACGTTCCAGTATATGAAACGATTTTACCTTCAACTGAGAAGGTTATTAAGTATAGACCTTTTTTAGTAAAGGAAGAAAAGATATTACTTACTGCATTAGAGGCCGGAACAGAAAATGAACTGCCCGCAGCAATTAAACAAATTATCAACAATTGTATTCAAACAGAACTAGATGTAGATAGCTTATCCACCTTTGACATTGAATATTTATTTTTGAGACTTCGTGCAAAATCAGTAGGTGAAGAGGTTACTATTGGTTTGAAACCACATCCTTGTGGTCAGAATGACGGAAAACTTTGTGAAAAGACAACCGAGGTAAAAATTAATCTAGAGGAAGTGAAAGTCACAAAGAATGAGAAACACACAAATAAAATTATGTTAGATGATAAGATAGGTGTTATTATGGATTATCCTAATTCATCTTCTCTTGAAAATACAGAAGGAGATAATTTTACTGTAGGAATGAATATCATTAAAAGTTCAATAAAAATGATATTTACATCAGAACAAACACACGAAAGAGATTCTTTTACTGATGAAGATTTAAATGAATTTCTTGAGAGTTTAAATTCAGATCAGTTTCAAAGAATAAGAGAATTTTTCGACACTATGCCAAAATTAAGTCATACTGTCAAATATACTTGTTCGACTTGTGGGGAGAAAAAAGAAACAATATTAGAGGGTCTTAACTCTTTTTTCGGATAAGCCTAAGTCACAACTCGCTTGAGAATTATTACTTGAGCAACTTTGCGATGATACAACATCACAAGTGGAGTTTGACGGAAATCGAGGATATGTTGCCCTACGAAAGAGATATTTATTTTGCTATGTTACAGAATTGGATAGAAGAAGAAAACGAAAGAATAAAACAACAAAACCAGAATAGGTAAAAATGGCAGACTCAACTTTAACAAGAGCCCTAGACGAACAAGCAAAACAAGCGAAAGAAGAAAGCGCTAAACAACTTTCCAAAATTTCCGAATTAATTGAAGGAAACAGAGGTTCAGCAAAACAACGTGTTCAGTTGTTGAAGATGCAAGAAGATCTGAGGAAGACGACAAGAAATGTTTCTGATGATTTAGGAAAAAATATTACTGATATGAAAGATGGATTTATGAGTTCTGTTGACGGAATGATAAATCAAACTTTCGGGCCTCTTGGTGGTATGGTGACATCTCTTTCAACTGGTTTTTTTAAAAGAGGAAAGGAGAACAGAGAGAACATCACTCAAAATGAACTTCAAAATGTCAATGCAAAAGATTTGATTGAAAAAATGGGTGGAGTTAAAGACGTAAGTGAAAAACTGGCTCTGGAACAAAATCAATCAGCATCTGATACATTATTGATTTCAGAAAAAATGAACGATAATCTTGTTGCAATTAAAGAATCTATTGCTGGCGTAGATGACAAAACACCAGAAATTGACCTAGATCAAGATGCTGCGAAGAAGGGTGGAGTTGGATTTTTAATGTCAGGTGGAGATAAAATTGACGCGAGTAACCACCCAGATGCACCAAGTGAAGGTGGTATAGCTGATAAAGTATTTGATGGTGTCACCACTGCAGTGGCTGGTGCAGTTGGTGTTGGTGGTGGTATTGGTGGCCTTGCTGCTATTAAAGCACTTGGTGGAAAATTTAAAGCTATTGCCGGAAAACTGACAGGAAGTGTGTTTGGAAAAGTTCTCTCTAAAGCCAATCCTTACTTTGCCGCAGTAATGGTGGGTAAAGATATATTCGATGTAGCAAACGCAGTAACCGATGATGATGTTAAATCCGCTGTTAAAAAAGAAGACCTCGGAGGAATCATCGGCGGTATACTGGGCGGGGCAGTTGGATTTGCACTTGGAGGGCCAGCGGGTTTAGCACTTGGAGCAGGCCTTGGAAATATGGCAGGAGAATTTATTGGTGGAGCAATGGATTCACCAGAGATTGTTGGTGCAATTCAAAATGTTAAAAAAGGACTTCTTAGTGAAAAAGAAGGACTAGTGAGTGAAATCGCTATAATTGAACAAAAACTTAAAGATAAAAATATAACTGTTGAAATGAAAGCATTATATGAAGAACAACTAAAACAGAACAATGCAAGAGTAACATCAATTTCAGCTGAACTTGATAGTATGAAAGTTCTTGACGAAGACATAAAAAAATTGAAAGAGCTCGACATAAAAGCATCTAAAATAGCCACAGAAAGAATTAGACTTAAAAAACAACTAAAAATTGCAGAAGACAACGGAGATTCAGCAAGAATAACCATGCTTAATAATTTGATAAAAGTGACAAATGAAGAATTTTCAGACGCAGAAAAAGATTATGCGGAACAATCGGAATTACTTAGAACAAAAGCTCGAGAAACCACTAAAACTCTTGCCGACAAGAGTACTAGTTTCTTTGACAAAATAGCAACTGAAGGTGGTGCATTAGGTATGATAGTCTCTGCTTTGGGACTTGGTGATGCTTTAGAAAAGGGTAGTAAGGAAGAAAGTAATTATCTAAAAGGAGAAGCCGAAAAAGAATTAGCAGAATTAAAAGCAGATCTGTCAAAGTATGACTCCATGAAAATAAACCCATCTGTAAGGGCAGGTGAGGGCAGTTTAAAATTCAAAACCCGAATGATAAAAAGAACAAACCATCTAATATCAGAGAAAGAAAAAGAACTAGAAGCAATGGGTGCCGCAAGAGGTGGTTTCATCGTAAACAAACCTACTTATCTTCCAAACTCTGGTGTAGTTGTTGGTGAGCATGGAACATATACTGGTAAAGGCGCAGCTTATGGTGGTATTGCAGATGGTGGAGCAGAAGCAGTTATTCCTTTGAGTAGTACTCGTGCAGGAGCATTTATTGACCCTATGGCACGGTCTATTGCTGGTCAGATAATGAATCGATTACAAATGGAACGTATGAGTGATGGTGGTGGGGGAGGTAATACCGTCATAGATTCTGGAAATGATATGAGTTCTAGTCAAGTAAATAATAACACTACTGTAATAAACAACCCTTCACCTATCGGCCAAACGCTTCCAGATGAAGGGAGAGATTTTGTTAGTAAAGTCGCGTGATTACGCTTCTGCTAACTTCTTGAAGTAATCAAGGTTGTCATCATTAGTAGTTTCTCCTGTAGAAGAAGGTGTACTAGTGATTGGACGACCACCATCAAATGGAGCACTTGACTCTTCAACTGAAGAAGGTGCTGACATCGCAGGTGATGGAACATTACCAAGAACAGTATCCAAACGAGACTTCAACTCATCAAACGACTTAAAGTTTTTCTCATCAGTGAACTCATCAAGAGAGTGTTGTTCTTTCCAGACACTTTCCATCTTGTCATCATCTTCTGACAGAGGTGATGCAGTAATAAACTCCGACTTATCATAGTTAGAATAACCATCAAGTTTACGAATCTTCAGTTTGAAGTTCGCTCCTTCCCAAAAATTGAAAACATCCACTTGTGTTTCATCTTCAAATTCTGGATTAGCCATTGAACTAACCATGTCAAAGATTTTCTTACCATAACGGAAAAGGAAAACCTTACCTTCGTTTTGTGGGTTCGCCTTGTCTTCTACCACATAGATGTTAGAGAAGTAAGTCAACCTTCTCTTTTGTTTTCGAGCGATCTCTTTGTTCGCTTCGATACCAGAGTTCCAAAGTGTGGAGTTATACTCCGCCAATGGATCTTTCTGACCGATAGTAGTCAAGGAATTTTCGATATACCATCCACCCGGCCCTTGGAAACCGTGATTGAAAACACGCACATAAGGCATATCTTCATTTTCTGGTGATGGGAGAAAACGAATTACAGCGTAACCGCTACCAGATTTATCCAATTCTGCTTTCCAGAATCTTTCATCTTCGCGACTGAAATTGTTTTTGGGGTTATTGATTTTCTCAATCGATTGATTAAGTTTTTCTAAATCGGCAGACCGATTCTTCTTTAGGCTAGCAAATGAATTTGCCATTTTTTTCTCCGTATTTCAGATTATCCACTTTATTCATAATATATTTCTACTTGTTTCTTCAGTATGTCTACATATTTCTGCTTATTTAAATTCAAAAAAGGAGCATAATTATTACACATACTATATAGTTCCGGCCAAATGACCGTTTCCTCAATCTTCTCATTGAAGTTAGAGGAAAGATTCAGTATCGAATCCAGAATAATAAAGGATTCTACTGACACTTCTTCACCAAACACATGGTGAAGCATAGGTGGATGTTGACCATCCACCACATCGAAAATGGAATTGAAACTTTTGTTTTCTTCAAACAAAGAACCAATCTCATTCTCAAATACATAAGGAAGACTTTGT